TGGACGTAAAAAGGGAAAAGTTTGTGCGTTTAGCAGAGCAGCGCGTGAACAGAGCGCTTAACGACCTAAGGCTTATCGGAAACCTTTCGAATAGGAATGCTTATACATTTACGGATGATGATGTAAAGAAGATCTTCAGGACGCTCCAAAAAGAGCTCGATCAAGCCAAATCTCGCTTCTCTGAAGCGGATGGTGGGTCCTCAGGTGACTTCAAGCTGTAAGCAAAGCTGATCAAAAAATGGCCTTGGAGGGCTCAGAATGATCGCGCAACCTCAATGGCGTTTCGTGCCGTTATCGAAAGGTGCCAAAGCAAGGGATCCAATGCAGGATGAGTTCTTCCAAGATCAGTCCATTGGGGATATAGAGCACGCGTTAATACGTGAGACTGTTCAGAACTCTCTCGATGCGCGTGCAGGTAGCGATCCTGTCAGGATCGTTTTCTCGCTTGGAAAACTACCGTCTGAAAAGGCAAGTTTCTGGTTTCCCAAGGAGGTCCAGGCTCACTTCTCCGCGAAAGAAATACGCTTAGCTTCGCTACCACATTGGAGCGATGAAGCCTGCTCATACCTGACCATCGAGGATTTCGGCACAAAAGGTTTGGAGGGTCAAACCAATACAACAGACCCGGTCACAGGCGGCAATTTCTATCATTTTTTCAGAGCGGAAGGTTTATCCAATAAGGGTGATGGCAAGCGTGGCAGTTGGGGGGTTGGCAAGGTAGTCATTCCTCGCACAAGTCGTGCTCGTTCGTTCTTCGCAATTACCACCCGGGCAAGTGATTCGAAGTCCCATCTCATGGGCCAGGCCATTCTGCGGCATCACACCATTGATGGAATTCAGTACACGCCTGATGGCTGGTTCAGCCTAGATGAGGATGGCCTTCAGATTCCATTTACCAGTGATGAAGTAACTCAAAAACTGAATGCCGATTTCTGCCTTACCCGTCAGGACGAACCCGGCCTTGGCTTGGTAATTCCATGGATCTACGAAGAATACGTAACGCTTCCCCGCCTGGCCTCTGCTATTGCTCGCGAGTATTTCATTCCAATTCTGGCCGGCAATCTCGTTGTTGAGTTGGTGGACCACGCTACGGGTAGGCATCAATGCTTCGACGCCAGCAGCTACGAGGGACTCAAGCAGGCTAACGCTGAAAATGAGTATTTCCAGGAGGCCATCCAGCTTGCAGGCAGCCTGTTAAAACTCGAAACGTCTCCCTGTGTGATGGTGGATGTCGTACAGGAGTCAGGCTCGCAGGACCTGAATTACGACTGGTCAGACTACAAGACCACCATTTCATCTCAAGAAATAGAGTCAGCGCTTGAGCATGGGAAGATCGTGCATTTCAAGGTTCCAATGGTGATCAAGCCAGCCAAGAGCGCGGCAGAGTCAGGACACTTCGACGTTCTGATAAAACGAAAGCCGGGCCGTCACTTTCCTCTCTATATTCGTGACGAGCTGATAATTCCTAATCTGGCCAGCCGCACCAAGACACCGGACTGCTTCGCCTTAATCCATGCATCCGATAGTGCAATTGCAGACGCGCTGCGTCGAGCTGAGTGCCCTGCTCATACCGACTGGAAAAGCACGCGGGACAAGTTTCAGGAGCAGAAGTACAGCGCGGCAAACAGATTGATCCCGTTTGTGCGGGAAAGTGCTCAGAAGTTGCTTGGCAAGCTGATGACCGAAGAAGGCAAACCGGACCATAACCTGTTGGCAGCTATTCTTCCTCTTCCCACTATCGACGCACCGCCACAGCCATCAAAGGACAAAGATCTGGTGGAGCGAGAGAAAGAGCCTCAGAAGACGCCGCATACTGAGCTTCCCAATATTCCTGCACCAATTCCGCGATGCTGGAGGTTGAGACAATCGGCAGGAGAAATACATCTCTCGGGGAACCCCGCAGGCTTCATCAGAGCCGACGGTTACGTGCTTCACCTGAGAGCTGCCTATGACCTGCGTGGTCGTAATCCTTTTAAAGCCCACTCGAAATTCGATTTCGACTTGTACATGGCTGCGTCCAAAGGCGTCGATGAAAAGAGCGGCTTCCGGGTCGCGAAGAATGATGCGGTCACTATCCTCAAGGGCGACTACTGCAGCCTTTCGCTTCACGTAACCTCGCCTGACTTTGAAATCACTTTTTTGCCAGAAGACCTGAAGCGCGATTTGATCATGAAGGTTGGCTCTACCCCATTCGGTGAGTCCTCCGAAGAAGATGAGGAGGCAGAAGAATGAGCCATCGATTCAACTTTACTGGTCGCGTCAAGATCCTCAAGGAAGATGTAAAAATCATTATTGAGAGTCATGACAACAAGCTGATCTGTAACGTCCTACTCCGGCTGGAGCGCTATAACCTCAGAGCTGATGCAATGGTCGTGATAGAGGCCGAGCGAGGACGGGTACTACGCATCCGGCATGATTGGGGGCGTGCAGGGAAGGCGTTCACCTCAGGCGGTGCCAGCTCACAGTTTGATATCTCCTCCATGGGAGACCCTGAAGATGTTCGTTACCGGGTGCTCGTTGTAGAGCAAGAATCTTGCCGCTTGCTCGCAACGGCTGAAGGCTTAGAGGCCCATAGCACGCAAGACGGAGAAACACCCCAGCGATCCCTGCTTCCGATCGTCCTGCGCGATTTGCATGGGGGTGTGTGGGAGCTTGAGAACATGGAGGAGAGCCCGGCTCTGGTTCTCGATAGCGGACTGGGTACCAAACAGGAGATCAAGTCCAGCCCTGTTCTGCTGTCACTTCTTCCGGGCGTAATTAGGGCGATTCTCACGTATCTCGCACATGACCAACAGGGTGAAGGACCAGACGACGAAAGTGATGTAGCTGACGGTAACACCATAAGCATGTGGCTGGTTCAAGGAGAAAAATGGGCCGGCTGCTCCTACCCAAGGACAGGCGAACACAGCGATATAGACGAGTGGGCTCAGAATGCTGTTACCGGCTTTTGTAAAGAGAAAAAGCTGCGCGGCAGTCTTGCCATGGCCATGGAAATGACTCAGGGGAGCTGAAAATGGAAATGATGCAGATGCGTGCCTTTAATCCGGCCGGGATAGAACAGATGCATATCTGGCTTGGGCAGGTCAGAGAGAACTCATCGACTCCTATTCCCCTCGAATTACTGGAGGGGGTAGCTTTTACAAAAGCAGTAGGCCGCCCCATTCCCGCGGAAACGTTTGCCCAGGAAGCATTTAAAACGAAGCTCACGCTTGCAGAAGCCATTGACCAAGCCGTCACCGCCAGTGAACTGGACGAGGAGTCCTTGGAGAATGATAAGGGTTTCTGGAGTTGGCTCACGCTGAAGTTTGCTCGTAATTTTTTTGGTAGCAAAGGCCAGATTGGAGAGTCCGCGCTATGGGTATATGAGCCCGGAAACTGGCGCAAGGTTTATCGCCAGAAAATGGCCCCATTATGGCTTGCCTATCGCGCACATCGAGATAACCCCGATTGTCTCAAGGCCGTTCTAGGAATTCCTGTAAACAAGACAGGCGAAGTCTTCGAACAGATGATGGCGCGCAAGTGGGTTGTCCTTAGTCCCGGGATCATGACCTTGGTGACAAAGCTCTATTTCGATGAAGAAAAGAGCGCCTTGAAAAGAGGCAGCGGCGGAAAGGATGCAGGAGCTCCTAGGAGGCTTACTACTGTTCTGGACCAGCTCGGGCTGACTTACGATATCGAGGAGCTAGGATGGGAAGTTTTAGCAGACATGCTGCCTAACGACTTCAAGAAATTCATCCCATATGCGTAAATACACTTTTACAGATAATCCGGGCTGCTGATTAACGGCAGTTCCGGTCAATCTATTAGAGCTGCTCGCAACAGAACAAAGGCGTCTTCATTCCATCACTGCAGGTCATGCGCTCACTGTGAGCACATAAGTTCTGTGCTACTTCTGACATTCCAATCTGATTTAAAGTTGCCTTGTGCAGCTTCATCTGCTCTGTTGAGCTGCGTCCCGTCTAGAACTCAATCCAGAGCGTTGTTATGTCATCCCATTTGGCTCTATAGCCACTTTCCTCAAGCTCCTCGATGATTTTCGAGGTGAGGTCATCAAGTTCGCTGTCTGGAATGCCAATCTCTAAATGCAGGTCTTCGAGACTTGCTACCGCTTCGCTATGGCCAAGCCTTATAGCTCGTCCGATAGCAGAAATCGCCCGTCTACGTATTTCGTTCGGGATTTCTGCTCGTGCCATTAGCGACAACTCACGTGCGCGCTTGGCAGGCAGCAGTCTCTCCGTTTCTGACTCGGATATGAAGCTCGCTTCTATGCGGGCAACCAGCTCCGCGTTTAAAGACCGTCCAGCTGCTTTAGCTGCTTGCTCGGCCTGAGTTCGTAGCTCTGGCGGCATACGTAACTTGAATTGGGGGTCTTCTCTGCTCATTGGCTGATGATGGACCACCGTGGTCTTGACAGCAATGGGACCACCGTGGTTCTATCTTCGCATCGGACCACCGTGGTCCATTGTGAATTAGCTGGAGTTATCCATGGAACTGGACGAGCTAGAACCTTCAAAGCTTATCGGCCCACAACAGGACGTGGAAACCGTCGAATGTTGGGCTGACCGTAATGGCGTCAGTCCCGGTACGGCCCGTGCTTGGGTGACGCGGGGTGTGATACCGACCGTAAAGCTCGGCAAGCGGCGCATGGTCAACAGCGCAATGCTTCGTCACTGGCTGTTGGAACAGGAGTGGACCGCATGATCCGCGCCGTCTGCGGTAAGCCAGGGGAGGGGATGACCTATGCAGAAGCCGGCCAGTTATCAACGCCTTCCGCACGCCCAGGACTGCGACTGCTCTGTCTGCTGGTCCAGACGAGAAATGGCGAAACCAGCTCTCTCCCGGTCCACACCATGCGCCCTTTGCCGCCCCGCATATGCGCGGCCGATTCGCACGCTGCAAATGGGCTGCGTCGGTGGAACCTGGAAGCCTCTGGTCTCGGAGTGGACAGTGGAACCGGCATTTATCTGCGAGAAGCACACGCCACCCGCCCGCCCCGCGAAGTGGTGGAGCGTTATCTACGACTCGGGCAAGCCAACGCCCTACGTGCCGATTCACGAACCGTTCGAGCTGGTGGGGTGATGGCATGAGACAGCCAACCGCTCTCGTGGCCTGCGAGTTCTCCGGTCGCGTCCGTGATGCGCTGACCCGCGCCGGGTTCTATGCCGTCAGCTGTGACCTGCTGCCATCCGAAACCGAAGGTGAACACATCCAGGGCGATGTGCTGGATGTGCTCGACTGGGGATGGGATCTGCTGATTGCCCATCCACCCTGTACCGACCTCGCTACCTCAGGTGCCCGCTGGTTTCCCGAGAAGATCGCTGATGGTCGCCAAGAGCGCGCCCTGGATTTTGTGCGAGAGCTGCTTGCTGCGCCGATCCCTTTCAAGGCGCTCGAAAATCCGAAGTCCGTTATCTCCAGCCAGATCCGCAAACCGGACCAGATCATCCAGCCGTGGATGTTCGGTCATGGCGAACGCAAGGAAACCCATTTCTGGCTCCAGAACCTGCCGCTCCTGGTACCGACCGAGATCGTCGACGGTCGCGAGCCGACTGTGCATCACATGGCACCGGGGCCGGACCGCTGGAAGAACCGCTCGCGTACCTATCAGGGCATCGCTGACGCGATAGCCACTCAGTGGGGCGGCTATGTGATGGACCAGCTCGCCAACCCCGCGCGGTCTGTCCAGGTCCAGGGCCGCGCTCCCGGCTTGTCCGAACACGCTTCACCGTTCGGACAAACGGAAGCACGGGCGAAGCGCACCCTTGACCCTGCACGAACAGAAACAGCCTCCGCTCGTGAGTGTGGGGCAGCTTCACCGCCCCGCGCTCCCGAGCCCTCGGCGGCGAGAGTGGGATGACAAGGGCAGAGCCCTTGGTGTTTAGAGAGTGAGGTTTATTAATTGATTTTGTTTTGAGCGTGGTGGGTAAGTGTCAATTCGTCGCTATTCATGCCAATAAACCACGCAACATGATAATTCCTTGAGTATGAAAAAAGCCTGTTTCAAGCGCGTATAAATAGAACTACGAATAACCCGCAAGCCAAGTAACAAGCCGGTCGCAGTGAAATTGCTTTTTCACTCGTTCGGGATCGCTCGGCCTGCAGAAAGCAAAGCAGCGCAATAAAGCGCAACTAGAGAGAGGAAACACAAGATGGCACGTTCGACTATGGAAGTTGCATTTCTCGGCACTCAACGCTTCGACGGTGAAGCGGGCCAGAAGTACATCAAGGTCTTCTACGGCGATGAGCCGGACGGCAAGACCGAACACGGCCTGTCGATCATCGGCATGGCAGCAGCGGACGAAGTAGCCGACGAGATCTTCGCAGCCGGCGCGCAGTTCGAGCCGCTGCAACTGGTGCGCATCCACTTCGAGATTGCACGTGGTGGCCAGAACAAGGGCAAGAATCTGGCGCTCCAGCTCGAAGCCGTCCAGACCCGAGCCGTCGCCGAAACCCCGCGCACCCCAGCCCAACCCCAGGCCAAAGCCGGCGACCCGGCCAAGGCCAACTAACCGGGAGGGGCGGCCATGCTGATCGATGACCGGGTGTATTGCGACTGCTGCGGAAACGACATGGGCAAGCTCATGGCGCTGCCCGCGCCGCAAAGCGACCTGCTGCCCGACCTCAGCCTGCCGCCCCACTTCGCCGTCTGCCCCGACTGCGAACCCTCCGAACAACCCGCCGACCTTGAGCAGGCCGGCGAATGAATTTCCTCGCCTGTGACGGTGACTGGCTGCAAGGCGCCGATGGCTCGCCCATCTGCTCCGGCTCGCTGGTCGCCCTCACGGTCGAGGAAATGCAAAGCCTCTACGGCTCTGCACTGACCTGGGACCAAGTCTCCGAGCTGCAAGGCGAAGCGATTGTTCTGTTCGCCACCGTGTTCGGCTTCCTGGTCCTCAAAAAAGCCCTGAAACAGTGAGGTATCAACCATGCAACACATCAAGACCCTGCGTCGCTCCCTGGGCGCCGCTGCTGCAACCGGCCTGCTGGCTGTTCAACAGGCCTACGCCGCCGTCCCGGCCGAAGCCACCACTGCGCTCGATACCGCGGGCACCGACGTCGGCACCATCGGCTGGGCCGTCTTCGCCGTGATCATCGCCGCGATGGCGTTCAAGTACATGCGCCGCGCCCTGTAACCGGGGTTTTGCGCACTGCATGTGCCGAAGCAAACAAACCCCGCTCCGGCGGGGTTTTCTCTTCCAGGGAAACGCCATGAGCTACGAACTGTACGTCCTGATCCTCACCACCCTGGCGTTTTATCTCGTGTTCTTTGGGCGGGTGTAGGAGGCGTAATGTCCATTGTTCTCCGCTGTACCCTAGGTTCTGTTCTGGCCTGCCTGCTTGGTGTGCTTCTTCCGCAAGCCGCAAATGCCGAAGATTATTATTGGCAATTCGAAGGCACCGGCACGCGCTATTCATCACCCGAAGCAGCGCGTAAGGCAAAGGCCGTAGCCGCAGCTGGAGAAGGTTTCACTTCTGGGCGGATCGGTGACTTCGTGACCGACCCGAGAGGGCGCACGGGCACCTCTTGTATCGGTGTGCGGCCGAATGGCTCAACCGGCTTTATGGGGTATATCTACCGGGGCGGCACGAGCTGTCCGGTTGGGCATACCTACAACGCGTCAACCGGTGTTTGCGAAGCGCCGGAGCCCGACCAATGCGCCACGGCAACCGGCGAATTCGTCCACGAATACAACGCTGGCTCCTTGGACCCGTCCGTACCGCCTTCGCTGCCTCCATCCTCGATCTGTGAAAGCGGCTGCCTCTACAACCGCACCGCGACGGTTAAAGGCTGCAACCGCTTTCTGGAAGACACCAGCGGCAAGGACCTGAACTCCGTCTATTGCAAGGTGGTTTACAAGGGAGCGGCCTCGCAATGCACCTCGAACAACCCGCCTCCCGGCAGCGTCTTCGACCAGCCGCCGTCCAAGCCCCCGGCCGACAGCACGCCTCAGTTCACCAGCGAAAGCCAATGCGGTGACTGGGTCACCAACGCGGACGGCTCCCAATCGCGTAACTGCACTAGCACTGAAAAACTCAAAGAGCCCGGCCAGCTCAATTGCAGCAACGCCGCGGACTACCTGCACTGCACCACCGGCAAGCCAGCACCACGGCTTGAGGACACCACGAAAACCGAGGAAACCACCAAGACCACCAATCCGGACGGCTCCACCAAGACGGAAACCAACACCACCACCGACAAGACCGTCTGCGTTGGCACCAAGCCCTGCACGTCCACCACGGCTGAAGAAAAGTCCACCTCTGGCACCAACCCTGATGGCACCCCGGGCGATGAAAGCAAGGAATGCAAAGGGTCTGGCTGTAAGGAAAGCCAGGAGGGTGAAGAGGACGGCGAAGGCCCGGAGCGTTTGGCTTCTGCCGGCTCCTGCGATGCCGCGTTCTCCTGCAGCGGTGACCCGATTGATTGCGAAGTGCTCCGCCAGCAGAAGGAACAGCTGTGCCTCGCTGAGGAGATGACCGATTTCCCCAAACACAAACCCGCCATTGAAGCGGCTGTTACCGGCGACCGGTTCCAGCTAGATGAAGGCTCCGGCGTCATCGACGTGCCTTCCTTCATCAACCAGGGCACCCGCTTTCTGCCTTCCGCCTGTCCTGCCGCCGAGAGCTTCAGCCTGACCACAGCGGGCGGTCGGACTTTCCAACTCAGCTACGAACCGCTTTGCCGCGCCGCCAGTGACCTGAGCGGCCTTTTCGTGGCCGTAGCCACCGTTCTTGCCGCCCTGTATGTGGGTCGCGCCGTAGGGGGTCAGTGATGCAGTTTCTATTCATCGTCCAGATGCTCGTCATCATCGTCGGACCGCTGGTGAAGATGGTGCTGAAGATGATCGGTTTCGGCTTCGTCTCCTACATGGGCTTCAACCTCATCATTGGCCAGGCGCAGGACTACCTGTTCGGGCTGATGGGCGATGTCGGGCCGGTGATCCAGGGGATTCTCGGGCTGGCCAAGTTTGATGTGGTGGTGAACCTGTATTTCGCTGCGATCTCCACGCGCTTCATCCTCGCCGGCATCGACAAGGCCACCGACCGCAAACGTAATCAGGTCTGGCATAAGCCGGGCGGCACTTCTATCGACGCATAAGGAGGCGCCGTCATGCTCGTTATCCGTACCGGCAAGCCCGGCCATGGCAAGACCCTGAACACCATCCGCGAGGTCGATCAGAAGGCTCATGCCGAAGGCCGTGTCGTCTACTACCACAACATCAACGGCCTCAAGCCCGATCAGCTGCAAGCGCAGTGGTTCGAATTCGAAGATCCCGAGAAGTGGTTCGAGCTGCCGAATGACTCGATCATCGTCGTAGACGAAGCGCAGGGCTGGTTCGGCGCACGCGATCCACGGGCGCGGCCACCGGAGCACATCACCCGCTTCGAGACCATGCGTCACCAGGGCCACGAAGTGCACCTCGTCACCCAGGACCCGCGCTATCTGGATGTGCACCTGCGTCGGCTGTGCAACACGCACATTCACTACTGGCGCGTCTTTAAGTCCGCCCAGCTGCTGCGCTTCGAGTCGGAAGTGGTGGTGGAAAAGGTCGAGTTGAAGACCAGCTTCAAGGATGCCGACAAGAAGTCGCTGCGCCTGGATAAGCGCTACTTCGGCGCGTACACCAGCACCAACGCCAAGCACCACTTCCAGGCCAAGGTGCCGACCAAGTTCATCCTGGCCATCTGCGTGCTGATCGGCGCGGGCATCCTCGTCTATCGCGCCTATGAGCGCTACAACGCCGAGAAAGTAGCGCTCGAAGCCACCAGCAGCGCGCCGGCCGGGAGCATGGTCGATCAGGTAAGGGATACGGTCGGCGCATTCATCAAGCCGGTAGGCGAGGCGAAAACCGATGCGTCGGAAAGCGTCGCCAGCTACATCGGGCGGCGCGTGCCTCGAATACCGCAGGTTCCATCGTCGGCGCCGATCTACGACGAGCTTACGCGGCCCATGTCGTTTCCCCGGCTCTACTGCATGTCCAGCACCGACCCCGCGACCTATGCCCGCGAGTTCGGGCGAATGGCGCATGCCGTAGTCAACGGCACACCCACCGTCTGCCAGTGCTACACGCAGCAGAGCACCCGCGTAGAGACCGACTTCGCCTTCTGCATGCGCGTGGTCGAAAACGGCTTCTTCGATCCGACCCTTCCTGATCGCTCCACCGGCGAGCGAACGCAGCAAGTCCAGAACAACCAGTCTCCGGCAATGCAGGCGGCACGCCCTGGAGCAGCGCAGTCAGCTAGTGGCACGAACATGACTGTCGTGCCGTACCAGAAGGGGCAATTCCTGTGGTGATGACCGTCAGCGCGCGTGCGCCCCGCGCTCTTTGCACGCGCGGCGAGGCACGAGCCGGCGTGCAAACGCGCGCGCTGACGTCCCTGTAACACGTCAGATAAACCCAATTGAACAGTGTCAATTCGTTGCAATTTGGAGCAGAAGAAGATGAGCGTTAAAGACCAAATTCGTGTTGATCAGAACTTTCAGGAAACCCCAACCGGGCGACTGTTCTTCGATAGCCATTCGGCCAAGCTGACCGACCTGTCGGGCGTTCGGTTGCTGCGTTGCGGCGTCGATACGGTCCGCCAGCTGTACCGCGGACTGATCCGCCCGGAAATCATGGCGCTGTTCGAGAAGCCGGGCGTCATGGTCGAGTTCGCCGGGGAGTTCTGGCACGCCGGACGGGTAGGGCGGGACTCGGGCTACCAGTACAAGCTCCAGAATGCGGACCTCGGGTTCATCCTGCTCATCAAAAACTTCAACGCCAAGCTCGAGAACATCGGCCCACACCTGAAAATCGAAGTGTCACCGCACGCCATCGACGCGTTGTCACCTGAGCGTCTGCAAGAGCGGATGGACTATTACGCCGCAGCCGTAATGACACACCGCGAACGCAACCAGTGCGCTGTCCATCTGGCGTTGGATCTCCAGGGCTGGAAGCCTCCGGTGGATCTGGTGGCACGCCTGCACTGTCGCGCGCGGACGCACCGGGATATCTCGGGTATCAACGAGATCAACTGGGCGACCAAGTCCAGCGTCTACGGTCGGGGCGAAACGTCCATGTTCGGCTCAGCCGGTGGCGTCCAGCTGTGTATCTACAACAAGACAGAACAGGCCCGCGCGACGGATAAGCTCGACTTCTGGGAAAGCGTCTGGCGTCGCCGGGATTCGTTCGATCCGGCCGATCCTGATAACTACGATCCTGAGGCGGACGTGTGGCGGGTCGAGCTGCGCTATCACCATTCAGTTATCCAACAATTCGCCAGCGGGTCGATCAGTGTCAAGACCGGCGAGGCCATTGAAACGGATTCGTTTGCAGCGTTCTCCGCCCACTTGGACGGCCTGTGGCGCTACGGGCTATGCCAGTTCAAGTTGCTGCACCGCCCAGGGCAATACGAACCGATCTGGACGCTGATGCGTGATGACGTGCGGGTCGACGTGGCGGTCGATTCCCTGGTCGACGAAACGGAATACAAGCGCTACTACAAGACCTCACGGGGCTTCTCGGGCAAGAACGTCGAGCTCTTCCTGGGAAACTTCGTAAGCCTGCTGGCACGGGAGCGAGTGGGCGCTAAAACCGCATTTGATCGACTGAAGGATTGGGAATGCTGGCCGGTCATTCGTGACCACTACGCCGCCAAGGATATGAGCGAGCGTGATCTGTACAAGCACATCAAGACGTTGCTTCAAGAACGCCACGTTCGATGGGGTAGAGCGGTCTGATGGCGATCCAGCAGCTCTCTGACGGTCGATGGCGAGTCGACGTTGAGCCGGTCAAAGGCAAGCGGTTCCGCAAGACGTTGAAGACCAAGGCTGAGGCAATGCGCTTCGAGGCGACCTGTCGAGCTAAGTGCAGCGAATCGAACGATTGGGCACCACGGCCAAAGGACAAGCGCAGGCTGTCAGAGCTGGTCGAGCTGTGGTTCGATCTCCACGGCGTCTCGCTCTCCGATGGCGTTAGACGTGTGGCGATCCTGCGGGCGTGTGCCAAGGCGATGGGCGACCCGATAGCTCGTATGGTCGATGGCGCGAAGATCGCCGCCACACGCGCGCGTTGGATGTCCGCTGGCGTCACTGGCAAAACGGCGAACAATCGCCTCGGCTACCTGAAAGCGGTTTACAACGAGCTGCACAAACTCGACGTGATCGACTATCCCTGTCCGTTCACCCGGATTCGCCCGGTTCGGCTGCAAGAGCGACCCTTGGCCTACCTGACCAAGCCGCAGATATCCGAGCTGCTCGCTGCACTCCAGGCGCGGACCACGTCTCCACATCCGGCGATGGTGGCGCGGATCTGCTTGGCGACCGGGGCGAGGTGGGGGGAGGCTCGGGCGCTGCGACCGGAGCGGATTAGAGGCAACGCTCTGGTGTTCGCCAATACGAAGTCGAAGCGGGTGCGGATGGTCCCGGTAACGCCCGACCTGGTGGCGGCGATCAAGAAGCACTGGCAAACCTACGGGCCGTTCACCAACTGCATTGGCGTGTTCCGGCTGGTCTTGCTCTCGACCTCGATCAGGCCGCCACGCGGGCAAGCAAGCCACATCCTGCGCCACACGTTCGCAGCTCACTTCATCATGGGCGGTGGGCATATCGTGACGCTGAAAGAGATCCTGGACCATGCCTCGCTGAATATGACGATGAGGTATGCGCACCTTGCGCCAGAGCATTTGCATGATGCGATCAGGTTGGGACCATTGGCCGGCATCACGTTACCGCTCGCCAGCCAGTAA